AGAGTTTGACATTGAAGAAGATGTAAATGCTCTCTTTGAAGGTGAAAATCTCTCCGAAGATTTTCAACATAAAGCTAGAACCATCTTTGAGGCCGCTCTTCGCTCCAAAGCAGTTGAAATCAAAGAGACTCTTGAAGATCAATATGCAGAGGCTCTTCTTGAAGAAGTTGAAGAAATCAAAAGCGAACTTCAAGAAAGAGTAGATGCATATTTAGAGTATGTAGCCGATGAATGGCTACAAGAAAATGCCCTTGTTGTAGAACAAGGTCTTAAAACTGAAATGACCGAATCATTCCTCGCTGGAATGAGAGGTCTTTTTGAAGAACATTATGTATCAATTCCTGAAGATAAATATGATGTGCTTGAGAATATGGTAGAAAAACTTGATGAAATGGAAAATAAACTCAACGAGCAAATTGAGAAGAATGTCCATCTAAACAAGCGCCTCGCAGAGTCGGTTGCTTATGGAATCTTTGAACAAGTTTCTGAGGGTCTTGCACTTTCTCAGAAGGATAAGCTCGCTTCACTTGCCGAAAGTGTTGAGTTTGAAAGTGAAGAAGAATATCGTGAAAAACTGGAGACATTAAAGGAATCTTATTTTCCTTCAAGAGTAGTTTCTCCTTCTGCAAGAACTGAAACTCTGTCTGAAAGTGTAGACCATTCTGAAGCAGAAATTTCTGATTCAATGGCTGCTTATTTAAGGACTCTTTCAGCATTCAGCAAATAATTGAATTTAACATAATTCAAACCAAAAAACACACTTAGTAAAAGGTAAAAGCAAATGTTTCATTCAGAACATCTGCAGGAAAAGTGGGCTCCACTTCTAGACTATCAGGGTCTTGATCCAATCAAAGATTCTCATCGTAGAGCTGTAACCGCTGTCCTGCTCGAAAACCAAGAAAAATTCCTAAGAGAAGAATCTGCATTCAATACAGGTGGTATTACCAATCTAATGGAATCACCCACCAATAGCGGCAATGCTGCTGGTGCGTATGGTGGTTTCGGTGGCACTTCTGCTGCTGGTGGTCCTACCGCTGGTTTTGATCCGGTTCTTATCTCTCTGATTCGTCGTTCAATGCCGAATCTGATTGCTTATGATATTGCCGGCGTTCAGCCAATGAGCGGTCCTACCGGACTCATTTTCGCAATGCGTTCACGTTATCAGAATCAGAGTGGCGCTGAAACCTTCTACAACGAAGTCGATTCAGCATTCTCTGGTACTGATGGTGGTTTTGACACCACTCTTACTCGCGATTTCGCTGATGTAAATGCTGGTGTTGGTACTACTGCTCAGTCTGGCACCAATCCTTCTGTTCTTAATCCTGTTGGTACTGCTACCTCTACCGCTTACAATGTCGGTCAAGGTATGCCCACTGGCGATGCAGAAGCTCTTGATGGTACTGGTAGCAATGCCTTCAATCAAATGGCTTTCTCTATTGAGAAAGTCACTGTAACTGCGAAGAGCCGTGCTCTGAAAGCAGAATACAGCCTTGAGCTTGCTCAGGACCTGAAGGCAATTCACGGTCTGAATGCCGAAGCGGAACTCGCCAATATTCTCTCCACTGAGATTCTTGCCGAGATCAACCGCGAAGTCATTCGTACCATCTATAAGGTCGCTGAACAAGGTGCCGTTCAAAACGTTGCAACTCCTGGCGTATTTGACCTTGATGTTGACTCCAACGGTCGTTGGTCCGTTGAGAAATTTAAGGGTCTTCTGTTCCAAATTGAGCGTGATGCTAACGCTATCGCTCAGAGAACTCGTCGTGGAAAGGGCAATATTGTTCTTTGCTCCGCTGACGTTGCTTCTGCTCTAACTATGGCTGGAGTTCTTGATTATACTCCTGCTCTAAATGCGAATCTTACTGTTGATGATACTGGCAATACCTTTGCTGGTGTTCTAATGGGTAAGTATCGTGTTTATATTGATCCTTATGCTGCGAATCTTACTGCTTCTAATGCCTCTCCTGGCAATCAGTATTATGTCGTAGGTTATAAGGGCTCAAGTCCTTATGATTCAGGAATTTTCTACTGTCCTTACGTGCCTCTCCAAATGGTTCGTGCCGTTGGAGAGAACAGCTTCCAGCCCAAGATTGGCTTTAAGACAAGATACGCGATTGCTGCCAATCCTTTTGCTGAAGGTACAAATCAAGGACTCGGTAGACTTCTCGTGAATGGTAATCGCTATTATCGTCGCGTGGCTGTCCGCAATCTCATGTGATTTCCGATTTTTAGTTGGAATGTTTGGGAGCCCAAAAGGCTCCCTTTTTTATTGGAATTTATTCTTCTACTTTATAAAATTTACACCCCTTATGATGATTTCGTTTTCCTTGCATCACCTTATATACCAATGAATGATTGAATCCACGTTCAATACAAGCTTGTTTAAGATTTACAACGATTTCCTCAGAACCATCAGGATAGACAATTTTATAAGTTTTTTCATAAAGTTTTCTAAGTTTTTCTTTCTTTTCTTCAATTTCGTCAGGAGTTCCTTCCCAATATTTTCTACCTTCAACTCCTAATTTTTGTTTGCGTTCTTGAGTTTGAACTGTGTCTTCAGACCAGTATTCTAAAGCAGCAACTCTACTATTTTCTTTTGCATTCTCGTTTTTAGGATTTTTTCTTCCAGTATTTGCCTTTGAAATTTTTTGTTTGGTTTCTTCAGTATGTTTTTTCATATAAAATCCATTCATACTTCCATATAATTTAGGTGCTCTTTTACCACCTTCTAGTATATTCATAAGAATTCCGCCTTTATCAATTCCTTTTCTTCCGTATTTTTGAACTTCAAGTTCTTCTAATTGATATGCATAATCTTCATTTAAATTTTCTTGAATTTTAAATACATTTGGTTCATAACCTTTCTTTCGTAAATTATTAATATAACCCCAAAGCCTTTTATTGTGGGTAGTTTCTAGGTTATCTTTTAAGTGTTGATAGCACCGAGAACTATGCCCTTTACCAACATAAAAAACTAAATTAGTAATGGGATTGATTAAATGATAAACGTAGTAATAGTTTTCTAATGGCTCCATAAGTTTGAATTAAAACCACTCATATCATAGCCTATATGTCCTCTTATGTCAACCCAAAGGCCAATGTCCCACAATCAAAAATTTTATTGTATCCTAGTTCTCTCGCTTTTTCATACTCAGTACAATCATAAGCACCAATATATTTTTTCTGAAATCTCATTCGGTTGAATCTCTCTAAGCAATTTTTATCCACATAATAATAAGAAGGTGAGTTTGTTGCAATCAATTCAAATCCATTTTTATAATAAACATTTCCATTTGAGAGTCTTCTGTCTGCATAAGAAATGATGCTTCCTTCATATTCAGATTTAAACCATTTTAACAAACGACTAAATCCACCGATCACATTGATTCCATTTTTATTCGCAAATCTTGAGAGTTCCCAATCATACTTTGAATTAAATCTAGACTTACAAAAAGTCATTACACATACAAGTTCATTATCATAAGTGAGTCCCAATTTAATTTTGCTCTTATCTTGTCCTTGAATATGATTTTCTGTTAGAAATAAATTTTTATTCTCAATAGATACGATCACTTTTTCACAGTTTCTTGCATAAAGTCTTTGATTTAAATTTAACTTACTTGAAATTAAAGATTTTATAATTTTTTCTTTTAGTAACCATTCATCACTAAAAATTTGAAGTAATTGAATTCCTTGTTTCTCACACTTTAATGTTTTATCTAAATGATACTTATGATCTTTGATTAATCCTTCTGTTGTTTCGTGAGGACGATAGTAATGGGAATAAAGCCCATTATATTCAATTGCAATATTTTTATCTGGAATATAAATGTCCAACTCTTTTCCATTAAGAATTGAACGATTTGATTGTTTAATTTCACCATCGTAAATAGAAGAGATGTATTCGTAAAGAGTATTTTCCTCTTTACTATTTTTTTTTACTTTTCTTTCATAAGAATTTGGCGCACGAGTTTCAATCTGATGAATTCCTAGCCATTTTGAAACTGTTCCTTTTGTGGTACTGAGTTTTTCTGCAATCTGTTCGCAAGTTAATCCAGACTCATAATACTCTTGAAGTTTTTTACCATCTCTAAGAATTGTAAAACTTGCAGAATTACGATTTCTCGCATCATTCAAACGATACAAATTGTGCTTCTTAAGATACTTAACAACTGGAATGGTTGAAATATTCAAAGATTTTGCAATCTGCTCAATGGACTTCTGTTGATTAATTTTTTCTTCATAGAGCCAATCATAATCATCTAACTTACTCAAAATCTCAGAAGAAACCGTTTTTGACTTACGAGAACATTCTGGACCCGAATATAATCTAAATCCTTCTTCTGGCCTTGAATTATTAATTGCAGCTACCTTTCCACAACCACACTTACACTTAGGTAATGTTTCTTCAGTAATGGAATTTAAAAGAACATACACACGAGAACGAAATTGAATCTTTGAATAATAAGAATTTAAAAACTCAGTTTCTTTTTCAACTTGAGTTCTAATATTATTGTTTAATGCTAGAGAAATCAGATTATTCGAATTCCAATGAGATGAAAGAGTATCAAGAAGAGACATCACGAAAAGAGAAGAGAGTATGAGTCTATCATAGTTCTTTTTAATTGTCAATCTCTAAATAGTTAGAAAAAATGGGAATCAATACACAAATTGAAAATAGGAACTTTCTTTCACCAACAGGATTTAAATTTGTATTAAGAAGAAGTCCCAAAGTTGCTTTCTTCTGTAACGAAGCAAATATTCCAGAATTAACTCTAGGACTTGCAAATCAACCCACTTATCTCAAAGACATTGATACACCTGGAGATAAGATTGTTTTTGGTGACTTGAAACTTCGTTTTCTTGTTGATGAAGACTTAAAAAATTATATGGAAATACAAAACTGGATTCGTGGTCTTGGATATCCAGAGTATCTACAGCAGTATGCAGAACTTGAGCAACAAAGTTCTTATGGAGAAAAATATACTCAAACTGCATCAAATGTTTATTCGGATGGAACTCTTCAGGTTTTAAACAGTAATTCAATTGCAAATTTTCAAATTATCTACAAAGACTTATTTCCTTATAACTTATCTACTTTAACATTTGATGCGACTGCAACGGACATTCAGTACTTTACAGCAGACGTGTCTTTCAAGTATACTATCTACAACATCGTTGATTTGAGCGGAAACAATTTATGAATTTTGACCTTGAGACAATTCAAGAAATGTGGAAAAAAGATGCTGTAATGGATATGGATAATCTTCATCAAGAATCTTTAAACATTCCAATTCTTCACGCAAAATACTTTGAAATATACAATACAATAATTCTTCTACAAAAGAAAGCAGACGCACAAAGAAAAAGAATTCGTCACGAGAAAATTGAATATTTTAGTGGAAAAGCAGACCCGGAAATTTATATTGAAAATCCTTTTCCAAAAAAAGTGAGAGATAAAGAAACTCTTCAAGGATATCTAGACTCTGATGATAAACTATCTCAATTAACATTGAAAGTGGAATATTATGACACACTTTTAATGTATTTGGAAAATATTTTAAAGATGATCTCAAATCGTTCTTTTCAAATTAAAAATAGTATTGACTTTTTAAGATTTTCTGCAGGTTTAAGTTGAGAAACTAAATAGCCTTAGAATTGAAGGCATATAAAATGAGTGATGTAATCATTGAAAAAAAGAATGAAGTCTATCTCAAATTAACTTGCGAACCACATATTTTATATGAACTGCA